CCTCCGGTGGTGAACGTCGCCGGCACGACCGTGAACGTTCCCGAGCAGGCGCCGCCGGTCGTCAACGTCGAGGCGGCGCCGGCGCAGGTCGTGATGCAGCATCCGAAGCGCGCGGTGCAGACCTTCGAGCGCGATCCGGACACGCTCGAGCTCACGCGCGGCATCACCGACTACGAGTAGGCGAGTCGCGTCGCCGACCAGGTGGCCGGCGCCACCCTCACAACGCCCGGACCACGATCATGCGTGTAACTCTCGACTGACGCTCGTCCACTATGGCCACGATCAGCACGAGCCAGACGTTCGACTCGGCCGCGCGCACGGCCGGGGAGGCGTTCACGATCAACTCGGGCGCCGTCTTCACCATCGACTCGGATACCCGGGACGGAAAGAACGCCGCGGCATCGCGCGCCGGCTCGATGAGCAGCTTCACGATGACCGCCGCGTCGGGCGGCGAGGTTGTGATCGACGGCACCGGCGTGTGGCTCATCGCCTACGACGGCCGCATCGGCACGCCGAACGTGCCGGCGCTGGGCACGATCATCGCCGGCGTCACGTCGGGCGCGACCGGCGAGCTGATGAACTGCACGTCGGCCATCAACGCGACGCCCACCGCCGCCGGCGCCGCGATGCCGGCGACCGGCTACTTCAAGCTGAAGGGCGTCTCCGGGACGTTCCAGGACAACGAGACGCTCGAGATCCAGGGCTCGACCGACCTGTGCCTGGCCAACGGGGTCGGCCAGCGCGGCTGGATCGAGGTCGTCATGGACGACGCGGCGACCTGGACGATCGGTCGCGCACAGAAGCTGACCATCAACGGCGACTGGTACGTCTCCCCGACGACCGGCTCCGGGTCGGCCCATCAACAGGTCCAGTTCCCCAACTACGGGGGCGCGAACTTCTTCCTTCCGGGCGTGTGGGTCGACGAGGCCGCGAACGGTACCTGGGAGTTCTGGCCGGCGTGCATCACCGGCACGGGAACGTTCTGGTCGGCGTCGCACATGGGCACCGACGAGCGCAGCAAGTTCTGCGAGTGCCTCGGCGGCGGCATCATTCGATTCGGCGGCAACGGCACGACGGCCTGGGGGAAGATCCCCACCAGCGGGGCGCTGTTCCGTGTGCCCAACGTCTTCCTGAAGTCGGCCGCCACAGCCTCGCGCGCGTCCGATTCAGTGCCCAACGGCACGCTGGCGACGCGCCCCGACTTCACGATGACGAACGCCGGGCAGCTCGACGTCGACGGCGCCATCGGGCACTGGTACATCAACTCCGGTCAGGCCTACTCGGTCAAGCTGCACAACCTGGCGCTGTTCGATTCACTGACGATCACCGAGACGGCCTCGGCGCTCGACCTGAACGGTGTGGGCATGGGCAACTACATCATCGCCCGGGACTCCGCCAGCGTCACACTCACCTCCAACTTCGCCGGCGGCACGATCCAGAATTGCAAGTTCGGCCGCACCGGCACCATCGCCTCGGCGGACTACGGCACAAACGTCCAGTTCTGCAACGACCTGACCTTCACCGGCTGCTTCTTCGCGAACCGGACCTTCCGCACCAACGCGGGCGCTCACCCGTTCTATGCCGCGTACTGCGACGGGCTGACGTTCAACGACTGCGTCGTCGTCGGTGGCTCGATCTACCTGCTGGCGTGCACAGACACGACGCTCAACGACACGCTGTACGCGGACAGCCACCACACCACGTCGAGTTCGACGACCCCGCCTGTTGGCGTGATCCAGCTCATCAACGGCACGCTGGACACGCTGATCGACGGGTTCGGCTGGTACACCTCGGTCGCCAACGTGCACCCGGACACGGCGGTCCTGTACCTGTCGGCGGCCTACGGGGTGAAGGTGCGCAACATCGGCACCTACGCCTCGCCGCTCTCGGCCGGGTCGAGTAACGCTATGCTGTATTTCTGCAACGACGCGGGCAACTCTCAGCGGCTGCAATTTCAGCGCATCTTCTTCAACCTGATCGCGACCACCTTCTACAACGCGGTCAATTCGACGAAGGGCGTGCTGCTGGAAAACTGCGAGGGCAACACGTCGGCCTACAAAGCGCTCGTCTCGGCCGCGCTCGACCAGATCGTCAAGAACTGCGGGCTCCTCAGCATCGCGCCGGGGTCCACGGCGTCGATCTACGGCTCGGCGTTCTACCACCACTTCACCAGCTCGACCGCGGGCCGGCTCGGGCTGAAATTCTCCGAGCCCACGGCGGCCTATGCGCCGTGGGTGACAACCAGCTTCACGACCAGCTCGACCGGGACGTCGGGCTTCAACTCGTCGCAGGGTCTGGCGCTCATCAACTCGGGCGACTACGCCATCTTCGAGTGGCCTCACGCGATCGCCGGCATCGACAGCTTCCAGAACTCCGCGCCGACCGTCACCACCAGCACGAACATGACAGTCGAGTACCAGATCGACACCGGCGCCGGCTACGGGGGCACGTGGAAGACGTTCAACGCCACCAACCTATCCGGCGAGACGGTGGACGAGACCGCCGGCTTCAACTTCAAGATCAAGGTCTCGGCCAACGCCACCAACGCGGCGAACATCCTGACCGAGGTCTATTGCCTGACCAGCAGCAACACGACGGCGCAGGCTATCCAGTACCCGCTCGATTTGGCCACGGTCGAACTCACGAACCTGGTCTCCGGCTCCGACATCGTGATCCTGTCCGCCGGCACCGAGACGGTCATCGAGAGCACCGACGCCACGGGCGCGACGAGCTTCAGCACGTCGATCGACGCGGCCACCTACTCGTCGATCGACGTCTGCATCTACCAGGCCGGCTACATCCCCTACATCCTGCGCAATCTGACACTCACGGCAGCCGGGCTGTCGCTGCCGATGAACCAGGTGGCGGACCCGAGCTACCTCACGTAAGGAACACCGACCATGATGATCACCGATCCTGACCTGCTGGCGGTCGGCACCGAGATCACGCTCGACACCGGCGCGCGCACCTTCACCTTGGTCGAGGCGGGTGACCTGGTCGCCAAGGACGGCGTGGACGCGAACGCGCTGTGGTCGTTCTTCGTGGATATCTGGGCGACGGCGACCTACCAGCCGTATCCGTTCCCGATGAACAAGATCGACAACCGCTCCGGCCAGTACATCTTCGGCCGCGACCCGGGCGGCAACTACAACGGCTGGAAGCCGGCGACCGACGCGACGCGGCAAATGATCCGGAACGGTGGCTGGCGCGAGTATTCCGGCGCCGGGGTGCTCAACCGCGAATATTTCTGCGCGGTGCTGCAGGGCTCGGCGCCCGCGGCGTGCCAGGCGTACTACCTGCGCAAGACCGTCGCGTCGGGCGGCACACCGATCGACTACACGTTCGACGACTTGCCGAACGAGGCCGTCCAGGTCTACGGGGACGCGAGCAACGGCAACTTCGACGACCGCGCCTTCTTCAAGTCGTTCGTCCGCGAGTACCAGTACACCTACGACGACGCGAGCCTGACGGACATCAGCGAGACCGCGACCGGGCCCTACAAGCTGCCGTTCGGCATGTCGTCCTCGCTCGATCTCAAGGTCACTGCGAACGATGCGACGGTGGCGGCCAATTCGCCCTACACGAAGATCGGCGTCAAGTATTTTTCCGGCGCGTTCACGAAGGCCGTCGAGTCCGGCACCGGCCGCAACTTCGGCATCGTCGTCGACGCGGGCACGCACTCGGGCATCGACGGCAGTATGAGCGCGGGGCTCAGCACGCTGACCAGCGCCGCGGCGGGCATCACCGGGGCCGACTTCGCCGGCGGCACGCTCAAGGTGCACGAGGGCACGAACAAGGGCACCTACACGATCAGCGGCACGCCGACCGGCAGTGTCGTGACGATCACCACCACCTTCGCCGCGACGGAATCGAGCAGCAGCTTCACTCTCTACCCGGCCGCCGCGCTCGGCGCCTCGCTGGCCGAGATCTACACCAAGATCCAGTACCTGCTGCGCCAGAACAGCGACATCGATGGCACCGGCGGCACGGTGACCGGGAAGACGGCCGACCTGCTGCTCAACTTCGTCGGCGACTCGCTCAAGTGCGGCCTCTACGCGCCGACCAACCCGAACGGCGGCGGCACCGGCGTGATCGTCGAGGGCATCGCCGACGCCGACCTGAACAGTATCGTCTTCTACGACAACACCGCGGCGAGCCGCGAGTACCCCTACGCCTCGGCCGGCACCTTCAGCTTCAATGCGCCCCTCACGTCCGGCGGGACGGGGTACTACAAGCTCTACTACACCACGACGCCCGGCGGCGACGACTTCGGCGAGGGCACGGCCATCGTCGTGAACGACAAGGACGGCAACCCGATTCAGGGCACCATCTCGGGCGCCTCGATCAGCTTCTCGTTCGACTACACCAACAACACGCAGGGCGGCTACTCCGGCAGCACGAATCGCGACGTGACGCTCGTCTGGGGCAACCCGAACAGCGCGAAGCCGGGCATCTCGACGGGGACGATCACCCAGTCGAAGGCGATCACGATCGCCGCTGTGGCCGAAGTCGACCCGAGCTACGTCGCCTGACCTGTCATGGAAACGTGGAAACAAGTTGCCGGGTTTGAAGGCCGGTACGAGGTTTCTTCGTTGGGGAGTGTTCGGTCGTTGCTGACTCACGACAGCCGAGGGCAACGGCGAACACCTGGCGTACTGGCCGCGTGCGCTGAAATGAGGCGCGGGCGGGTGAGTAGACTGCGCGTCACCCTCATGGGAGAGGCTAACGTCAGGCACCACAAGAAGGTCCACGAACTTGTCGCGATGGCATTTTTAGGCGCTCGACCCGCCGACGCGGTGGTGCGGCATTTGGATGGCGACGCCAAGAACAACGCGGTATGGAACTTGGCCTACGGGAGCCACAAGGACAACATGAAAGACGCCGTGCGGCACGGCACAACCACGCGAGGAGAGGCGAACCACAAAGCCATAGTGACTGCTGAGGTTGTCAAATCACTTCGCCAGATGGAGTGGAGGCGCGGCGAACAAGTGGCGGCGGCGAAGACCATCGGCATATCCGCGGCGACGCTCAACTGCATCCTGAAGCGGAGGACGTGGGCGTGGCTATAGCGTTCGACGGGGAAACGCGAAGAATCGTTTTGGACTCGGCGGGCGTCACTGCGGCTGAAATTTGGTCTAGGTACGTCGACTGGCACGAGGCCAACCCGCAGTGGCCGCTCGCGTTCAGGCAGGTCGGCGGGGATGATCTGGGCGGTGGGCTGTCGATCCCCCCGTACTACTTCCTCCTCTCCGGGTGGCGCGTCCGGCCGATGGAGTCGAGCCACAACCTGACCATCATCGGCAACCTGTTCGTCGAGGGCGGTGGCGTGCCGGTGGTGGGCACGCTCGGCACCTACCAGGTGAACGTCAACTACACCGTCCCCGTGCAGGCGCAGGGCATCGCGACGGGCGGTAGCGGTCTCTCCGCCGAGCAGGCCACGATGCTCGAGGAGCTCCACCGGCTCGCGGGCCTGGCCGCCGGTGTTCCCCTGGTCGTGAGCGCGACCGATCGTGTTGCCGGCGACATCGAGCAGTCGATCGAGGAGGCGGCCGGCGTCGTCACGGTGACGCGGCAGTGACCATCTCGGCGCGCTCGATCGCCGTCGAGGGGGTCGGGTTCGGGGCCCGGGCGGTCGCGCTCGCGGGGTTCGTGCTCGAGTCGGCGCCGGCGGCCGTCGTCGTCGCCGACACCTACGGGGCCCCGGCGCACCGGGTTCGCCGCGGGCCGCCGCGGCGGTGGGACTGGGAGCGGGAGGAGGAAATCCTGCCGCCGCCGGTGCCGCTGCCGGACGATCCGCTCGAGGTCCCGGCGGTCCGCCGCACCCGCCGCGGCCGCCGCGCTCGCACGGCCGAAGAGCTCCTGGTCGCGCGTTCGCGCTGACCGAAAATATTCCGCTTTTTCCGGAAGAAAGCGGACGCGGAAATCGGCATCCTTGGACGTGGAGCAGTGCACACGTCTGCAGGAGGGTCGATGAAGCGCGAGTGCAAGTGGTACAGCATCCGGCCGATGGCCGCCGCCTCGCGGCGCTCGGCCGAGGTGTTCATCTACGGTGACATCGGCGAGAGCTGGTTCGGCGACACGGTCGCCGCGAAGGACTTCGTCCGGGAGATCGCCGCGCTCGACGTCGAGGCGCTGACGGTGCGCATCAACAGCTTCGGCGGCTCGGTGACGGACGGCATCGCGATCTACAACGCGCTGAAACGCCACGCCGCCGAGGTGACCGTCTCGATCGACGGGATGGCCGCGTCGATCGCGAGCCTGATCGCGATGGCGGGCGACCGGGTCGAGATGGCCGCGAACGCGCTCCTGATGGTGCATGCGCCCTGGTCGGTCGCGGTGGGCAACTCCACCGACCTGCGCGATCACGCCGACCTGCTCGACACCTTCGCCGACGCGATGGCGACGTCGTACGCGGCGAAGACCGGCCGGCCGGTGGCCGAGATGCGCGATCTGCTGACCGACGGCCAGGACCACTGGTACGGCGCGGACGATGCGCTCGAGGCGAAGTTCGTCGACGAGGTGGTCGACGCCCTGCCGATCGCCGCCTCGCTCCGGTTCGACGCATCCCGATTCCGTTCGCTCCCCGCGCAACTGAGCGGTGGAGCCCTCGCGGCGGCCGCCGCGTTTCCCCAGAAGGAGAAGCTGATGGACAAGCAGCAAGGCACGACCACGGCGGCGGCCGAACAACCGGCACGCCCGGCGACCGTCTCCGAAGACGACATCCGCGCCCAGGCCCTGGCGGCCGACACGCGCCGTCGCGTCGACATCCGCGCGGCGTTCGCGCCGTTCGCCGCGCACGCCGGCGTGTCCGGCCTGCGCGAGATCTGCGAAAACGACGTCTCGATCACGCCGGACGTCGCCGCGGCGAAGCTCCTCGAGCACCTGGGCCGCAACGCGAGCCCGGTGATGGGCGCGGACATCGTGATGGGCGACGCGCCGCGCGACAAGTTCCGCGCCGGCGCCACCACCGCGATCCTGGCGCGGGCGGGCCTGGGCTCGTTCGAGCGCAGCAACGAGTTCAACGGCTACACGCTCTACGAGCTCGCGCGCGCGTCGCTCGAGCGCTGCGGCGTGAAGACGGCCGGCCGCGGCAAGATGGAAGTGGTCGCGGCCGCGTTCACGCACTCCGGCAGCGACTTCCCGAACCTGCTCGCGAACATCGCCGAGAAGGCGATGCTCAAGGGCTACGAGGAGGCCGAGGAGACGTTCCAGTCCTGGACCTCCAAGGGCAACCTGCCCGACTTCAAGCAGGCGAAGCGCGTCGACCTCAACACGTTCCCGGCGCTCGACCAGGTGCCGGACGGCGGCGAGTACAAGTACGCGACGATCGGCGAGCGCGGCGAGACGATCCAGCTCGCCACGTACGGCAAGATGTTCAGCATCACGCGCCAGGCGATCATCAACGACGACCTCGACGCGTTCTCGAAGATCCCGCGGCGCATGGGCCGCTCGGCGGTGCGCACGGTCGGCAACCTGGTCTACGCGGTCCTGACCGGGAACCCGACGATGGCGGACGGCGTCGCGTTGTTCCACGCGACGCACGCGAACCTGCCCACCGGCGCCGTGATCAGCACCACGAGCGTCGACGCGATGCGCGTCGCGATGGGCAAGCAGACGGACGGCGTCGCCGCGGCGCTCAACATCCGCCTGTCGCGCCTGATCGTCCCGATCGCGCTCGAGGGGACGGCGAAGGTCGTCGCGACGTCCGAGTTCGAAGTCGGCGCGAGCACGAAGAACAACACGGTGCCGAACAGCGTGCGGGGCACGTTCCAGGTGGTCTCGGACGCGCGCCTCGACGTCGCCTCCGCGGCCGTCTGGTACGGCGCCGGCGATCCGGCGATGCACGACACGGTCGAGGTCGCCTACCTCGATGGCGTCGAGACGCCGACCCTCGAGCAGCAGTCGGGCTGGACGGTCGACGGCGTGGAATTCAAGGTCCGGCTCGACGCCGGCGTCAAGGCGCTCGACCACCGCGCGCTGGCCAAGAACGTGGGCGCGTGATCGCCGACTGAGACCATCAAGGAGCATCTGCCATGACCACGAATTTCATCCAGCCGGGCGAAGTCATCGACCACACCCCGGGATCCGCTGTGAGCTCGGGCGACGTCGTCGTGATGGGCGTGCGCGTCGGGATCGCGCTCGCCGACATCGAGGCGGGGGCGGTCGGCGCCGTGCAGGTCAGCGGCGTCTTCGAGCTGCCGAAGCTGTCGACCGACGTGATCGCGCAAGGGGCCCTGGTCTACTGGGATACCACCCCGGGCGAGATCACGGTCGTGGTCGGCAGCAACGTCGTCGCCGGGTACGCGGTCGCCGCGGCCGGCAACGGCGTGACGACCTGCAAGGTCAAGCTCAACGCCTGACCGTGCCGGCACCGTTCGCCGCGCTCGAGGCACGGGTCAATGCGGTGGCGCTCGCGAAGCTCGCGAACGTCACCGCGACCTGGAACGGCACGACCGCGGTGGACGGCATCTTCGATGACGCCTACGTGTCCCCGCTCGACGTGACCGCCGCCGCCGCGCCGCGCTTCGTCTGCCTCGAGAGCGCCGTTCCGGGCGTGGCCTTCGCGCAGACGCTGCTCGTCTCGGCGACGGCGTATCGCATCGTAGGCATCCGTCCGGATGGCCGCGGCATCGTCGAGCTCAAGCTCGAGCGTTCCTGATGGCCGACCATCTTCGCAAGCGCATCCGCGCGGCGGTCACGACAGCCCTGACCGGGCTCGCCACGACCGGATCGCGGGTGTACGCGTCGCGCGTCTACCCGCTCAACGCGAACGAGCTGCCGGCGCTGCGGATCTACGCCGACGAGGAGTCGGCAACGATCACCTCGCTCGCCGGGGCCTCGTCGATCCTCGAGCGGCGCCTGGCGGTTCGCGTCGAGGCCTGCGTCGAGGCGGTCACCGGATTCGACGACACGGCGGACCAGATCGCGAAGGAAGTCGAGATCGCGCTCACCGCCGACTATGCGCTCGGCGGTCTCGTCAAGTGGATCTTCCTGTCGCGCATCGACCAGCAGCTCTCGGGCGAAGGTGACCGGCCAGTCGCCGTCCAGACCCTGACGTTCGAGGCCATGTACTACGCCACGGCCAATGCGCCGGATCAACCCCGTTAAGGAGCCGCACCATGACCCTCGCCACCGGCGTCGCCAAGCAGGTCCGCTACAAAGTCGAGTCGGTGTTCGGCACCGCCCCGGCCGCGTCCGGCGCACAACTCCTGCGGCGTGTGTCGTCGACCCTCGCGCTCAAGAAGGAGACCTATCAGTCCGCCGAGATCCGCTCGGACTATCAGGTCGCCGACATGCGGCACGGGATGCGCCGGGTCGAGGGGTCGCTCGAGGGGGAGCTCTCGCCGGGCACCTACAAGGACTTCCTCGCCGCCGCGCTCCGGCGCGACTGGACGGCCGTCTCCGCGATGACGTCGCTGTCGATCACGGTGGCGGGATCCGGGCCGACCTACACGCTCACCGACGGAGCGAACAACTTCCTCACCGACGGCGTCAAGGTCGGCATGATCGTGCGCCTCACCGCGGGCGCCTTCAACGCGGCGAACCTCAACAAGAACCTGCTCGTGACCGCCGTCACGGCGACCATCGTCACGGTGCGGCCCCTCAACGGCGATGCGCTCTTGGCGGAGGGCCCGATCGCCTCTGCGACGCTGTCGGCGCCCGGCAAGGTCAACTACGTCCCGGCGACGGGGCACACGAACGACAGCTTCTCGATCGAGCACTGGCACTCGGACATTTCGCGTTCGCACCTGTTCCGCGGGTGCAAGGTCAACGACGTCGGATTCCAGTACCAGCCGGGCCAGATGGCGAAGCTGTCGCTGAGCTTCATCGGGCAGGACGTCACGCGTGCCGGCGCCGAGTATTTCACGACGCCGGGCGCGGAGACCACGACCGGCGTGATGTCGCCGGTGTCGGGGCTGGTCTACGTCAACGGCGCGGTCGCCGGATCGCTGACCGGGCTGAGCTTCGGGATCAAGGGCGGCCTCGAAGCGGCCCAGGTGATCGGCTCGAACGTGATGCCGGACGTCTTCGCCGGGCGCGTGATGGTCGACGGCCAGTTCTCGGCCTACTTCGAAGACGGCGCGCTCCACGACCTGTTCGACAACGAGAGCGAGATCGCGATCCTCTACGCGCTCACGACGGGTACGGCGGATGCGGCCGACTTCGTGTCGTTCGCGATGACGCGCATCAAGCTCGGCGGCGCCGACGACGGCGACGGCGAGAAGGGCCTTCCGCTGACGCTGCCGTTCACGGCGCTTCTCAACACCGCCGGGGGTGCCAGCCTGGCGAACGAGGCCACGACCCTCTGGATGCAGGATTCGCAGGCCTGACCGCCTGCAGCACGGCCCGCCGGCCCGCGGTCCAACGGTCCTCGCAGACCTGGACCGCGGGTGCGGGCGGGATCTCAGACGAAAGCGAGGACCCGATGGATGCGCAGCAAATGGCCCCGGCAGGGGGGTTCGACGGCACCGCGTTCGACCCGATCGCGGCGTCCGAGCAGGGCCACACGATCGAGCTCGTCAACCCGGCCACCGGCAAGCCGTTCGGCGCCACGGTGACGATCGTCGGCGAGGACGCCGAGCGGATGCAGGACTGGCAGCGCCGCTTCTACGACCGCGTGCAGCGCGAGGAGCGGCTGTCGAAGAAGTCCGGCCGGCCGGTCGAGCGCTCCTACGACGACCTGCAGGAGCAGCTCGTGCAGAAGGCGGTGGCGCACACGACCGCCTGGTCCGGCTTCTTCGCGGGCGGCCAGGAGGTTCCGTTCTCGCCCGCGGCGGCCGAGGGCGTTTACCGGCGGCAGCGCTGGCTGCGCGACCTCATCCTCGAAGAGGCGCGCGTCCTGGGAAACTTCGTGCGGCGCTGATCGACGAACTCGCCGCCTTCGCCGAGCACCACTTCCGTCTCAACTTCCCGCGATCCGACGGCCAAAGTGAGCGCGCGCACCTGGAGGAGCTGTGGCGGGTAACGGGAAAAGCTCCGGCGGCGCTCGTCGATACGCCGGACATGCCGTGCGGCGGGGAGGTGGTGTGGCGCTGGTTCGTCGATCTCGCCGCTGCGCGTCGGCAGTCAGGCATGGGCACGTCGCCGCTCGTCTGGGCCGACGTCGGGGCGTACTTCCGGCTATGGCGCACCGTGCCGCGTCCGTGGGAGCTGCAGGCGCTTCGTGCACTCGACGGCGTCTACCTGCGTGTCGCCGGCGAGATCGCGGAGCAGCGCCGGCGCGCCGGGAAGAGGGCGGGCGAGCAGGCTTGACTGTGCGCGCGTCGACGATGGCGGGCGCGGGAGGGGGGTGCTGTGGGCTTTGACGTCGGCACGAAGTTCGTCGTCGCCGCGGGGATGACCGGCGAGGCGGCTGTCCTCGCCGGAGCGAACAGCATCTCGGCGGCATTCGGCGCCCTGGGCGGGCAGCTCGCGAAGTTCGGCCTCTCGGTTGCCGGCCTCTACAAGCTCATCGACCTCGCGGTCGACACGGTCCGGGCAGCCTCGGCGCTCGACGATCTGTCGGACGCGACCGGGTCGACGGTCGAAAATCTGTCGCGGCTCGCCAACCAGGCCAAGATCGCCGGAGCGCCGTTCGAGACGCTCGAGTCGCTGATGCTCCGGCTGTCGGCCGGCATGGCGGGGACCGACGAGCAGAGCGAACGCGTGCAGCGCGCGATGGCGGCTCTGGGGGTGTCGGCGCGCGATCCGGCCCAGGCGCTCAACGAGATCGCGGTCAAGTTGTCCGAGTTCGGCGACGGGATCGAGAAGGCGGCGATCGCGCGCGAGTTGTTCGGGAGGAGCGGGCCGGCCTTCCTCGCGACTCTCAAGGACATCGCCGAGGCGCAGGACGTCGTGGCCACGGTCACCCGGCAGCAGGCCGCCGATGCCGAGCGACTGGAGAAGGAGTGGCGACGCCTGGGCATCGAGGGGCAGGCGCTGGCGAATACGCTCCTGTCGACGATCGTGCCGGCGCTGGCGACGCAGATCGAAGGCTTCCGGCTTGCAAGAAATGCTGGCCTGTCGTGGTGGCAGGCGGCGGACTTCGGCACCGTCAGCGCGGAGGGACTTCCGGGCCGAATCGGCATCGTCACGCGGAAGATGGCGGAGTACGAAGCGCAGATCGACGGGATGCGGGTGAAAGCCAAGGACGACCCGATCTTCGGGATCTATGCCCAAGAGCAGATCGATCGCACGGCCGGAAAGATAGCTGAAGCTTCAAAGCAGTTGAGTGTGCTGATCGCCTTGAGAGACAAGGCGATCATGCGCAACGTCGAGGCGATGGGCGACACCGGCGACCAGACGGATCGCCTGCTCGCCGGGCTCAACCGGCGTGCCGGGGATGCGCGGCTGGCCGAGATCGTCGGCCAGTTGGGCGGCGGCGGGAAGGCGAAGGCGACCGTCGACGAGTTCATCCGGATGCTCGACCAGGTCAAGCGGTCGGCGGCGGAGGTGGATGCGGAGCTCACGAGCGCGTTCAGCGGGGAGCAGATCGTCGCGGCCGAGAAGGAGCTCGCGAAGCTCATGGCGTCGGACGACTGGAAGAAGCTCTCCGAGGGCCAGCAGATCACACTGATGGTCGAGTACGACTCGGTCATCGAGGGACAGAAGGAGCTCGTGCGCATCAAGAAGGCGACCGAGGACGTCAACAAGGCGACCTTGGAGCTGGCGGCCACCAAGGCCAAGGCGGCGGCAATCAACCAGCGCGAGATCGACGACCTCATCAAGCAAAACGAGTCGCTCGAAGGCCGCCTGGCGCAGCTCAAGCGCGAGGGCGAGGAGATCGGCCTCACGAACGACCAGCTCCGCGCCCTCACGATCTCCAGGATCGACGACGAGATCCGGCAGAAGGAGCAGACGCTCGCAACCTACGAGAACATCGAGGGGATGGAGACGCAGGCGGCGCTGATGCGCTCCCAGATCGCCCTGCTCAACCAGATCCGCGACCAGACGGCGTCGAACCAGACCGCTCAGGGCATCGCCGACCAGGCGAAGAAGGCGTCCGACGAGTGGGCGCGCGCCGCTCAGTCGATCGAGCAGTCGCTGACCGATGCGCTGCTGCGCGGATTCGAGAGCGGCGCCGACTTCGCCGCGAACCTGCGCGACACGCTGGTCAACATGTTCAAGACGCTGGTGCTGCGGCCGATCATCCAGGCAGTGCTCGCGCCGGTGGCCGGCGGGCTCGGGAGCCTGCTGCCCGGCTCGGCCGGCGCGTCTCCGCTGGGTGGTGGTGGTGGTGGTGGGCTCGACCTCTTGAGCACGCTCTTCTCGGGCGCCGGCTCACTCTTCGGCGGCGGCACGCTCTTTGGCGGCTCGCTCGCCGGCGGCGGCATCTTCTCCTCGGGCCTGGGCGCGACGTTCGCGACCTCGGCGCTCGGCGAAGGCCTCGGCCTCACGGTCGCGATGGGCGCTGGCGAGGGCATGGCGCTCACCGCGCTTGGTTCGATGCTCGGCACCGCCATCCCGGTGATCGGGGCGGTCCTGGCGATCGCCGCGCTGGCCGGCGCGTTCGACAAGGACCCGTCGCAGGTGCAGGGCCGCTTCGGCATCCGCCCGGGCGAGAGCGGCTTCGAGGACAACGCCTTCACGAAGAGCCCGTTCGGGAACCTGGGCTTCCTCGACGATGGGACCAAGTACTTCTCCGGCGAGGCCGCCCAGGTCTTCAACACGCTCGTCGGCGACACGCTCGCCGCGTTCTCGTCGCGGATGGACACGTCGCAGATCGAGAGCCTCGCCGACAAGCTGCAGGGGATGGACTTCGGCAGCTTCGAGGGCGAGTACACGACGCAGGAGTTCATCGAGAAATACGGCGGCCAGATCCTGCAGCAGGTGATCAGCACCGCGTTCGGCGAGCTCGACCCGGCGCTGCAGGCGGTCTTCGACGGATTCAAGGGGACGGCCGACGAGGCCGCCGAGTTCGCGAACGTGCTGCTCGCCGTGCACGATCTGACGAAGACGATCCCGACCGACCTGCGCGAGACGTTGATCGCGGCGCTCGACGGCACCGCCGAGACGAGCGAGCAGGTGATCGCCTTCGCCGGCGCCTACCTCACGCTGCAGGAGGTGATGAACCGCGACCCGCTCGAGGACGCGCTCACCGCCATCGCGGACGCGAGCGACTCGGCCTACGTCTCGCTGATGCAGCAGGCCGACGCCTTCGAGGAGCTGATCGAAGCCTACGACGGGTCGGCCGCCGCGTCCGAGGAGATCGCCCAGGCGACGGTCGACTACTACAACGCGCTGGTGAACGTGATCGCCGGCATCCGGCAGCTCCGCGCGTCGATCGGCGAGATGTTCGATCGGACGATCGAGGAGATGATGCTCGAGACGATGTCCGACGACGGCAAGAAGGACTACTTCGCGAACCAGATCGATCTCCTCGCCGCGCAGCTCGAGACCGCGACCGACCCTGCCGAGATCGAGAGGCTCACCAGCCAGATCAACGAGTACATCCGCGCGTCGTTCGGGCTGCTGACACCCGACGAGCAGGTGCGGATGCTCGACCAGTACACCGCCTACGCCCGCGAGATCGCCGCGCTCGCCGATGAGCGCCTGGCGGCGGCGGAAGAGGCCGCGCAGGCACGCGCCGACGCGCTGCTCACCCAGTTGCGCTCGGTGCTCGAGACGGCGGCCAACGACATGAGGTCGGCCGGCGCCGACATGAAGCTCGCTGCGACGACGCTGCTCGCGGCTGCCCGGACCCCGATCACGGTTGTCCTCGAGACCGACGACGTGGTGGACCGCTGATGCGCGCGCTCTCGACCCCGACGTCGGACGCCGCGGTCGCGCTCGTCACGCAGCCGGGGGTCCTGGTCGAGATTGGATTCGCTACGCCGCTTCGGCTCTCCTCGCGCGGCGACGTGGCCGCGCTCGGCAACGACTGGACCGCCTGGGACGTAGTGGTCTCGGGGTTGTCGTTCGACCCGGCGAAGCCGGCCAACGGCGGGTCGATCATCCTTGGGGACCATGACCAGTCGATCTCGGCGCTCGTGCTGGGGGAGGGGGTGGCCGGTCGCGAGGTGCGGGTGTGGCGCTACTTCGCGGAGGCGACCGACAGCGATGATCCGGTAATGGTGTTCGCCGGGCTCGCCGGTAGCGCGTCGGGCGGAGCGGTGCGCGCCGTGACGATCGGACTGGTCGCGCGCGAGAACACGACGCTCTACTCGCCGCGCCGGTACATGACACCCGAAGTTGGCTTCACGGCGCTGCCGCCTGCCGGGAAGAAGCTCACGTTCAACGGCACGATCTACGAGCTCAAGGGCGAGCGCTGATGCCCTACCCGTCCTTCGATCAGCACGTTGGCTCCGACGCCGAGATCGTCACGGACCGGGTCGTGACGCGCGACGCGGGCGGCACGGCGCGCGCGTCGTCGTACTACGACGCAGCGAAGCGGAAGTTCACGGTTCGTCACAAGCTGTCGACCGCCGATGTTGCGACGCTCGAGGCCTACTACGCGGCGAACCTTGTCGCCTCGTTCGACTTCACGTGGGCGCTCAATGGCACGACGTACACCTGCATCTTCGGGCGCGGAGGCGTGCGCGTCACCCCGGGCGCGGTCTATCACGACGTCACCGTCGAGCTGGAGCAGGTCTGATGACGGGGGGCCGCTACTTCGGCAGCGAGCCGCGGATGCGGGCGCCCGACGCCGGCACCGTGCCGCTGTTCCCGCGAACGACGTCGCCGCGGAGCCCAACGCTCACGATTCCGACCTTCCCGGACACGCGCGAGTGGGTCTCGCTGACCCGATACACGTACTACGACGTCGGCTCGGACATGGCGGCGCGACGCCGAGGGAAGTCGAACGCGGCGTCCCAGGCGCAGGTCGGTGGTCCCGGCACCATCATCCCGATCCACTACGGCATGCGCCGGGTCGGCGCTCGCATCGGCGCGGTCACGACTTACGGGGGCGCGCTCGTCCTCCTGTGCGTTTGGGGCGAGGGCGAAATCGACGCGGTCGAGCAGGTCTACATCAACGACGAAGCGGCCGCCGGCAGCGTGCAGGTCACGCACTATCTTGGCGCCGCCTCGCAGGCCGCCGACCCGACGCTCGTCGCGGCATTCGCGGCCGCCGGACTCGTCTACGCCGACACGCTGCCAAACATCGCCTACTCGGTGATCCGCGTCGGCCCGCGCTCGAACACCGGCTTCCCGGAGGTGTCCGCTCGCCTTCGTGGTCGGAAGGTGGCGGCGACGTCCGGCGGGACGCCGGCCTATTCGACGGTGCCGGCGTACATCATCGCCGATCTGATCGAGAACGAGCGCTACGGGCTCAACGCCTCGGTCAACTGGTCTGACGTGGCGGCGCTCGCGGCCCGGAACACCGAGACAGTCGGCGGCGAGCAGCGGCACGTGCTGTCTGTATCGATCGACCAACGCGCCACCGCTGAGCAGTGGCTGGTGACGCTCGCAGACTACGCCGGTTGCATCCCGATCAAGGAGGGTGACACTTACCGCCTGATCCCGGACGCGCCTGCGGCGTCGGTCGCGACGCTAAACAAGGGCGACGTCGTCGAGGGCAGCCTTCGCTGGGAGGCGCGCGCCCCGGCCGAGGCCCCTACGGTGATCGAGGTCGGCTACACGGACACGAGTTCGACGCCCTGGCGCGACGACTCGGCCTTCGTCTATGCGCCCGGCTCGGTCGAGCGCCGTGTGTCGAAAGTGTCTCGGCCGGGGATCCAGCGTTATTCCGAGGCATATCGCTACGGTGTGGCGCTGCTCAACGGCTTCCAGACCGCCGACCTCAAGGTGAGGTTCGACGCGTTCGACGAGGCCATCGAGTTCCTGCCCGGGGATGTGATAACGCTCAACGCTCCTCCGTTCACCAGCAAGGATTTCCGCGTCGTGACGATCGCGCCGAGTACGCCGCAGCTCTGGACGATCACGGCACTCGAGTACGACGCGGCGAAGTGGAGCGACAGCGTTGTGGCCGGTCCGACGACGCTCGACACCGGGCTGCCAAGCCCGTTCGAGGTGACGATGCCGGCCGGGCTCTCTCTGGTCGAGGACGTGTTCCAGATCCAGACGGGTCGGTTCGGCTCCCGCCTCCAAGTGTCGTGGACCGGCCCGACGCGCGCGACCTACCTGTTTCTGGTGGGGTTCACGCTCACAGTGAGCGATGGCACGAACGTCTCGACTTTCGAGCTGCCCTACGACGCCACCGAGTTCGTGACGCCGGCCCTGCCGGAGAATCAGCTCTACACGGTGACGCTGCGGGCACGCTCGGAGTTCGCCGAGAGCGATGCGGCGCTGACGACGATCATCAACAACGGCAAGCTCGCCCTGCCGTCCGACGTGCCGTCGATCGCCGCCTACTCGGTCAACGGCGAGACGCGCGCCTCCTGGACGGCCGCTTCGGACCTCGACCTCACGAGCTACGAGCTGCGGTACAGCGGCCAGAGCGGCACCTGGGAGGCCGCCACCGCGTTCGCGTTCGTGGCGGCCCCGGAGACGCGGTTCACGACGACGATGATCCCGTCCGGCGCGCGGCGGGTGTGGATCAAGGCGCACGATTCGGTGCGCACCGACCTCTATCCGAATGGCCAGGAGAGCGCGAACGCGGCCTACGTCGACCTGACCGTCGTCGACAGCACGACCAGCGTCTCGGTCGAGTACGAGCTCGAGGCCGGGACGCTGACGAACATGGTCGCGCACGTCCCCACTGGCTGGATCACGGCGGTCTCGTCCGACACCTGGGACGCGCTCTTCGCGTCCGCGATGTCGACCTACACGAACGCGCTCGCCACCTACCACGCGAGCGCGACGTCGTCGATCGTCTCGGCGTCCGTGGACGGCGACGTGTCGGAGCTGTGCACCGTCACCGCCGACCCTGACTACACCGACCTCTCCGGGACCGGCCAGGTCTACATCGAGCACAAGGTCCTCGTCGGCGACTCGTGGACGCGGGTCAACGCAGCGGTCGCGACGGTCACGGCGCGCTACTTCCGCGTCGGTGTCGAGTGGACCACGACCGAGACCGGCATCGTGTCCGACCTGGGCGTGCTGCGGAAGACGGTCGACGGCACCGCGAACTTCATCCAGCACACGGTGCTCAACGACGCGGTGTCGTGGATGCTGTGAGGAAAAGATGCCGCTGAACACCAGCACGCCCGAGTGCCTCTACTACGGTCTCCTATCCAGCAGCGAGGCCGATCTTGCCACGGTGGGCGCGGCGGAGCTGTGGATCGCCACGCAGATCGAGGTGACCAATACGGACTCGTCGGAGCGGACGTTCACGCTCAAGTCCGTCCCTGACGGCGACACGACGGGCGACCAGCACCTCATCGGGTTCGGGAAGGCGATGACCATCGGTGCGACCCCGAAGGTCTACCGCGCGACCGGGCGCTGGGTGTTGCCCGCGAGCGGCAAGCTTCGCGGGTTCGCCAGCGCTGCCAGCGTCGTGGTCGTGCGCATCGACGGCATCAAGGTGACGACGACATGAGCGGCTTCGAGGGCTTCGCACAACTGCCGGAGGAGAGTTCCGGTGGCTTTCCGGAGGCTGTCTACGACACCGCAGGCTCGGGCATCCATGCCTGGTCCGACGGCGCAGTCGGCGCATTCGTCACGATCATCGGCGCGGGCGGCGGCGCGGCGGGCGGCGGCGTATCCACCAGTTCGGCTAAAGGTGGCGCGTCGGCGGGCATGGTGCTCAAAGTGTATTTCCCGCGCAACGGCGCGACGACGACAGCGTATGTTGTCGGCGCGAAGGGTACGGGCGGCTCCAATGCTGCCGGGGTGGCGGGCGGTCAGTCATCGTTCGGCGAAATGGTGGCCTTGGGTGGCAACGCCAGCACGACCGGCGGCAGCGGCGCACCTGGACCGACCTTCCCGACGCTCACCGGCCCCGCCGGGGGCGCGAGCGCAGCGACAGGAGGTGACGGTGCTCCCGGCGTCGAGATCAGCACGCACGCCTCCTCCGGCGCGGCGGGCGGGGGCGGCGGCACGGCGAACAGCGGTGGCAAAGGAGGCACGAGCCCGACCGGAGTGCCGTCCCCGACTCCGGCGACCGGCGACGGCACCTACGGCGGCGGAGGCAGTGGTGGGTGCGGCTACAACGGACCGGGCGGCGTTGGCGGCAACGGGCCGAACGGCGCGGGCAATGCGCCTCCGGCGGGTACATGGGGCGCGGGCGGTGGCGGGACGGGCGAGCGCTCGACCGGCACACTGGTCGGCGGCGACGGCAGCGACGGCGCGGTGATCGTGCGCGAAGTCTGACGAGGAACGACGATGGCCTACAACCCATTCCAGGCAGCGAAGCCGGCCGGCTCCGACACCGGCCCGACCGTCGTGTCGGACGCGAACCGGAACGACAAGGCCCTGCGCGACGCGACGATCGCGCTGATGTTCGACGACTTCGAGTTCTCGATCAGCGCCGGGACCGGGACGACCAGGCGGCCGCAGTACATGTACTGGAAGAACGGCACCGGCGGCAGCGCGCCGTGGATCCGCGCGACGATCACCTGGGGGACGACGAGCGGCGAGAAATACAACCCGACCGGCATCGTGTGGGACTACTCGGCCGACGGCGGCGGCGCCTGGGACACGATCGCCACGCAGGCGCTCACGTTCGACAGCAACGGCGACCTGACCGCGATCAGCGGAGGCAGCACGGCGCTCGCGATGCTGTCCGGGCTGCTCGGGCACGTCCACCGGATGCGCGACGACTACGACACGCACGCGGCGGCGACCGGGGCTTCGGTGCATGGGCTCGGCACGATGTCGACGCAGGCTGCGAGCGCCGTCGCGATCACCGGCGGCGCGATCAAGGCGAAGGTGCAGCAAGGGGTCGAGAAAGCCTACGGCAACCAGTCGGGCGCGTTCAACATCGACCTGACCGAGGGGCACTTCTTCACGTTCACGGTCACGAACGCCGCGGCCGTCGCCACGTTCACGAACAAGCCCGCGTCCGGCACCTACCATCCGATCCACCTGCGGATCGTCAATGGCGGCATCGCGGGCGCGACGCTGTTCAGCGGCGAGACGGGACCGGGCGGGACAGCGCTCTCGCTCTCGTCCTCGGGGACCGACGACGTGTTCGGCTACATGTACGACGGCGCGACGTTCGAGATCACCGGCACCGCGAAGGCGAAGGCCGCGCTGTGATCCCGAACCCCGCAGCTCTCGGCTCCGGTGGTGGCGGGACGTGGACGCTCACGATCTCGGCCAACGCGGCGAACGTCAACCTCAAGACCGAGCTGGAGGCGCTCTACGGCTCGATGTCGAGCGCGGTCGTCGCGGTCGTGACGATCAACAGCGGCGTCGAGATTTCGTGCGCCACCGGGTCCGGGTACCCGGCGATGGAGACCGGCACGAGCTGGCCCTCCGGCTCGACGCTGAAGATCGTCAACTACGGGAAGATCAGAGGCGCTGGCGGCGATGGCGCGGGTCCGGGTATTTCAGGTTGGCACGGTGGCGACGCACTCTCGCTCGGGATCAGCGTCACCATCGACAACACGAGCGTCGGCAACATCTTCGGGGGCGGTGGCGGTGGCGGGCAAGGTGGTCAGATCACGTCCCACTCTGGCGAAGTCGGCGGTGGCGGTGGCGGTGGTGGACAGGGTGACAATGGTGGCGGTGGTGGAGCCCACGCGACGGCAGGCATCACTTACCCCGGCGAAAACGGGTACGCAGGAGCCGAAACCTACTACGGGGAGGGCGGCAATGGCGGCGTCAACAGCTCGGGAAGCTACATCGGTGGCAAGGGCGGATACGGTGGCGGATGGGGCACCGCCGGGACCAGCGGCTACTCCGCGACGGTCGGAGGCGTGCCCGGCGGTGGCGGGGCGACAGTCGGTGGCGCGGCAGGCAAAGCTATCGACAAGAACGGCAAGACCGTGACGTGGATCGCCGGGAACAACGCGACGCAGGTGAAGGGGGCCGTCTCGTGAACGAGGAAATGGCCTGGGACGGCGTCGACCGCCGCATGGCGCGCGGCGACCGGTGGCACGTCGGCAAGGAGGTGCCGCTCGCACTGCTTGTGGCGGTCATGATCCAGACCGGCGGCGGGATCTGGTGGCTCGCCCAACTTAGCGCGAAGATCGACTCCGCGATCGTCACGCTGTCCGAATTCCGGGTCGAGCGCTACACGCGCGAGGACGCGCGCCGCGACCGCGAGCTCGTCATCACGCTCCTCGAGCAGCACAAGCAGCGCGCCGCCGAGATCGAGCGCCGCACCGCCGTGATCGAGTCGGCGATCGAGACCTTGAAGCGGGCACGCTGATGCGCATCACGCGCCGCGAAGCCGAAGACGCGCTCGCCCTGGCGAACGTCCAGGCGTTCCTGCGCGTCGTGCGGCAGGGGGAATCGTCGCAGGGCGACGAGGCGTACCGGATGCGGTGGCCGGGCCTCGGGAAGCCCACGGCGTACTTCGACGACTTCGCGCAGCACCCGCGGATGTTCGAGCCGACGACGGGCGGGCGCGTGTCGAGCGCGGCAGGCGCGTACCAGATCACCGCGACGACCTACGACGACTTCGCGCCGGGCCTCGGGATCGGCGACTTCACACCGCCGGCGCAGGACGCGATCGCGGTCGCCATCATCGCCAGCGAGGGCGCGCTTGCGCCGCTGCTCGCCGGGAGGTTCGACGAGGCTGTGATCCTGTGCCGCGGCAGGTGGACGAGCCTGCCGGGTGCCGAGGAAAACAATCCACGATGGACGCTCGCGAAGGCGCGCGCGTTGTACGCGAGCTATGGCGGCACCTTCGCCGCGTCCGACACTCAACCCGCGGCCCCGATCGAGGACCGCAGCACGCGCCACCAGGAGACCGCCATGCCGCTCCCGATCCTCGCCCTGATCTCGACCTTCGGGCCGCTGATCGCTCAAATGATCCCGCAGGTCGCGAAGCTCTTCGCGAAGCCGGACAGCCCGACCGCGACGCGCAACGTCGAGGCGATCCAGCTCGTGTTCGACACGATCCAGAAGGCGACCGCCGCGCCGAACCTGCAGGCGGCCGTCGAGGCGATGGCCAGCGATCCGTCGGCGAAGGCCGCGGCCCAGCAGGCGGTCGTCACCGAGCCGGCGATCATGGCGGTCCTCGAGATCGGCGCCGACGGCATCAAGGCGGCGCGCGAGATGAACCTCGCGATCGCGCAGTCCGACAAGCCGCTCTACAAGAACCCGGCGATCGTGATCGCGTTCGTGATGCTGCCGCTCGTCTACATCGTCACGCTGTCGGTGCTGCTCGCCGGCGACGGCGGCTACTGGGGCGGCTTCTGGGGGCCGGGCTTCATGCCCGAGACCAGGAGCGCGACCGTCAACCTGATCCTCGGGATGGTGCTGGGCGGGATCATGGGCTTCTTCTTCGGCACCACGTTCGGCAGCGGCCGCAAGACCGACCTGCTCGCCGGGCACACCGACACCAAACCCTGA